CAATGAACTCCGCTGGAGTGGGCAGTCGTATAAGTCCCTCAACTGGCTGAATTGCTGCAGCATTCGTAACATAATCGAAAGTGTCAAAGGCAGCATACCTAGCGTTAAACGGAAAGCCCATAGCTTGCCAATCTGCAGGTGGCTGCTTCCGGACGAGCATACTGTTCCACACGACTGGCGCGTAAAGCCGACACACCCGACGCAAGCCAGACTCCTTCTTCATGATTGCTGCAACTGAGTCCACAGGTATGGCTCCACCGGGGAATTCAATACTCCCACTCGGGTCTAAGAAAGCTGAGCTACTGACACTCGCACACATGATGGCCATCTTCAGAATAACCTCAGCCACATACTCAGTCGGGACTCCCATACCTGCTAAGGCAGAGGAGATCTTTGCCATCTCTTCAGTGTTCGCCATGTTATTTGAAACGACGCTCACAGGCATCTTGAAAAGCTCGTCTACAGAAAAACGGCCGTACGGATTGGCCGGGTTCCTTCGCATTTCAGGTACAGGTTCTAAATTGGGCCTCCCGATCTCGAAGGAGATGTTTTGCAGATTTGAATTGTACCGCCCCTCATTGAGCGTATCGATCAGTCTAGTTAACCGCTGCTCTAGTAAGCTCTCATGATTCTCTCGCCCGGGTGGTTCCCGCCCCCTAATGGGCATTGGTGGACGCTGTTCAACAGTGGGCTCCTCCCCGCCTGAGCCAGTTGTTGACCCCTCGCCTTGTCTCGCCAGAATAGGATTCTCTTTGGGCGGCATCTTCACACTTGAAATTTAGATCAATCACAAGCCTGTACACCTAAAGGCGCACTAAGAACCTTGAGATTGGCCACAGCCGTGATATGTTCCGGTGTAAGGTCACAACCTACTAACCTTATAGATTCCCCTGTCAAGATTATGGTGCACTGCTTGATTTCGCTTGGATAAAGGAAATAGAGTGTAACAGCGAACGTTAGAAGGCCTAAGCAGATGTTCAGTGCCGCGCCCCGCATGTGATGCAACCAGCGGGGTTTCTGCTCCGAAGTAAAATCACACAAACTAGTAATATAACAATTGGCCAGATCAGCCACTGTCCCACAGGTCCTCGTTCCACAGAGTTCAACTTCCTTGGGGAGCAATAATCAACCGATTTTGTTCCGTCCCTGTATTTTCCACCGTGTGGAAGGCTATGCTGCAGATCCCCGACGTGTGGAAGAGTAGCACGAGTCAAGAGCCCGACGAGTACCGCCGCAGAAAGCCCGAGAGCCGCCGCAAGATATGTTTGAGTGTAATTAGGGGGCGGAGTAAGTGGCATCTGGATTAGGGATCAGCAGTGATTTTCTATGTCGAGTTAAGCACTGAAATGCCCTTGCTGGATCAAGCAAAGGCTTGCTTTCAGATGTCGCGAAAGTAACGCTCTCAAAAGTCTGCCCACGCACTTCGTCTATACAGTAACAAAGGAGCCCGTGCGCACTAAGAAGCTCACCCACCTCTTTTTCGAAGAATATGATGGTGTCACGTGGATCTACTTCGTAAATGCCCCTTATCTGAACCAGATCCTCACCTTCCGCAGTGATATCAAAATTTAACTCGCGCAGAAGCTGAGCAGTGCACTTGCCAAAGCGATGGCTTTCAGTCTTGATGAAATGTGGTGCTAGAACCTTACCTGGTCCTCCTTGGATTGGGTCTGCAAAAAGCGCAAAAGCCTTGAGTGGTTCAGCAGCCTCAAGATACTCGTCCACCAAGATGAAATTGCAGACTGCCTCGAGAGTAGACGCACTGTGAATCCACTTGCCAGAAATGTGGGGCTGATCAGCTTTACCGTATGTGCATGCTTCAAAACGCCTATCTGCTCTAATTATTTCCCTAATAACACTAGATTTACCCGCACCGGGCACAGAATGAATCACTACAGGTACACTAAGATCACTACGAACACGTCTAAATTTATGTTTATCTAAATATTTAACTAGCACATCCATCTACAACTCTACAGCTAATACCTAAGCTATCAATCAATACTCGTCTCGTAGATCTGCCGCACATCTGATTT